TACTGATTATGCTCCTGGAAATAGCCTTACTAAAGAAGAAGCTGAATTTTTATCAGGTGCGAGTAACACTATAAGTGCTAAAGACCCAAAAGAAATGGAAGTTCTTGCATCACAAGCTACAATGGATAGAGATAAAGCGTTTAGAGAAGCCGCTGAAGCTAAATCTAGAAAAGACGCTCTAGATGCTCAAATGAAAGGCATAGCAATGGGATTTGCCGCTAGTACAGTTGCTCCTGGAACTCCTACTAATGCTGCTATCTCAGGAGCTACAACAGGTATAGGATACAGTAGCACAGGTGCTGCACCTGCTGGTTCTCAATATAGTTCAACTGGTACATTTAGCACAAGTAGTTCCGCTGATGACACTGGTGTAGGGTCTTCTGGAGACTTAGGTGGTGCAACTGGTGCAGGGTATGGTGCTGGGTCGGATGGTGTAGATACCGATGATGACGACAGTACAGGAGCATCAACAGGAGTAGGTGGTTCTGCATCTGGAGTATCTGGAATGGGCGGTACAACAAGTTCTTCAGCAAACATGGGTTATGCAGATGATGCTCAAGGTTCTGGTGGTGGACCAGGAGGATGCGTAATTGCAACTCATGGGCTTTCTACTGGTGGCTTCACAGTTATGGAAAAAGCTAAAGCTGAACTCTGGTGTCAAAAGACATACCACGGTAAATGGTACGGAGAAGCATTTAGAAGAGGATACAAAGCTGCAGGTATGAAGCATATAAATGCAGGAACTGCACCTAGTGTATATCAAGAGTTTAAAGATTTCGTTGCTTACGGCAGAGGAATCAAAAAAGGATGGAAAGCGGGACTTAATTATTACTTTAGAACTATTTCATTCTTTATCACTGGACTCTTTATAAAATAAATGGTATAATAGCAAATTACCAATCAAAGTCTATATATTCTTATAGGCTTTAGCCTGGCTACCAACCCCCCAACATGGCTACGGTTGCCCCAACAAGGAGAAGTAATATGGCTGATATGGCTGTAGAGCAAAAAATAACTAAAACCCCAATAAAATATAAACGCAATGACGATAGAGAAGCGTTAGAGCTAGAAAAAAATATAAAAGAAAGAGATGAAGCTTTAGGTAGAGTAAAAGCAGAGCAAGAAGATGCTGCTGAAACAGAAACTTTAACACCCGAAGAAAAAACTTTTAAAAAAAGATATGGTGACTTAAGAAGACATACCCAGGAGAAAGAAAAAACTTATCAAGATGAGATATTTAAGTTAAAACAACAACTTACAGATACTGCAACTAAAGAAATTAAATTGCCAAAGTCTGACGAAGAGATTAATGAATGGGCAAAAGAGTATCCTGATGTTGCTAAGATTGTAGAGAGTATTGCTACAAAGAAAGCAAAAGAATTAGATTCTACCTTAGAAGAAAGAATGAAGTTAATTGCAGATAGAGAGGCACAAGCTACTCGTGCCACTGCAGAAGCAGAACTTATGAGAATACATCCTGATTTTGATACAATTAGAAACGACCAAGAGTTTCATGATTGGGTTGAAGTACAACCTAGATGGGTTCAACAGGCTTTATATGAAAATGAAAGCGATTCTAAATCTGCAGCAAGAGCAATAGATTTATATAAAATAGATATGGGAATAACAGATACTCCCACTAAAAAGAAACCAGATGCTTCTAAGGAAGCTGCAAAAGCTGTAACTAGAGGGGCATCCAATGCACCTGCAGCTAGTAAAACAGGACAAGCAAATCAGATTAAAGAGTCTGATGTAGCTAAAATGAAACCACATGAGTTTGCGAAAAATGAGGAAAGAATACAAGAAGCCATTCAATCAGGCAACTTTATATATGATATAAGCCGACGTGCTTAATATTTTTCTTTACTTTTTAAAATTTATGTGTTATAAAATGTATAAATAGCAGCCCATCTTTTTGATGACTACCTTGCTTAACACATTTTCACGATTTATACTAAGAAAAACTACCTAGTTTAAGTTAGCCCCACTACGGACACCTAACAGTTACTAGCCTTTTGATTGTGTATGCACTCGTATTTTAATATTAGCCAAGGAGGATAACATGGCTTTCCAAACTGCGGCTGGATACGGGAATTTACCTAATGGCAATTTTAGTCCCATTATTTACTCCCAAAAGGTTCAGCAAGCTTTTCGTAAAACCTCTGTTGTAGAATCAATCACAAATAGTGACTACTTTGGAGAGATTGCGAATTATGGTGATACTGTAAAAATTATCAAAGAACCAGAAATCACTGTAAAAGAATACGCCCGTGGTGTTAACATTCAACCACAAGACCTAGACGATGAGGATTTTTCTCTTATCGTAGATAAGGCAAACTACTTTGCTTTCAAAGTTGATGACATTGAAGAAGCTCATAGTCATGTAAACTTTGAGTCAATGGCTTCTGACAGAGCTGGATATAGACTTCGTGACCAACATGACCAAGAAGTTCTTGGTTATTTAGCTGGTTTCAAGCAATCATCTCTTAACACTGCAGCAGGAACAGCTAATGATACTGTAAATGGTACAAAAGCTGTGTCAACTGCAGGTTCAGACGAATTGCTAACAAGCATGAAGTTAAGAAAAGATAGCTTTGGTAACATCACTACTTCAAGTGCTGGTGACCACTCTATCCCATTAGCTCCAAGAATGCCAGGTGCTACAGCTCAAGCAACAGCAACTGCTACACCATTGCAAGTTATTGCAAGAATGGGCAGATTGCTAGATACACAGTTTGTAGACACAGAAGGTAGATGGTTAGTTCTACATCCAACTTTCGTTGAAATCTTAAAAGATGAAGATTCAAGACTTCTCAATGCAGATTTCGGTGAGTCAGGAGGATTAAGAAGCGGATTGTCAATAGGTTCATTACATGGTTTTGATATCTATATGTCAAATAACCTACCTGCTGTTGGCACAGGACCAGGAACTTCAGGTTCTGCTAACCAAAACTCAAACTATGGAGTTATTGTAGCTGGTCATTCTTCATCAGTAGCAACAGCTTCGCAGATAACAAAGACAGAGTCTTATAGAGACCCTGATTCTTTCGCAGACATCGTAAGAGGTATGCATTTATATGGCAGAAAGATTCTTCGTCCAGAAGCAATCGTTACTGCTAAATACAACGTAGCGTAGGGAGGTATAAATGGCAACTTATGATTTAACTTCTAAAGATACCACTGGCGTATCTTCCAACTCTATCGCGGCTATGCCGTCATCTAAAAATACTCACGTAATGAGAAATATTGAAGCATATCTTGATATTGATGCGTTAGTAGCAGCAGGTGGAACTTTTGCAGACGGAGACATCTTTCAGGTGTTAGAAATCCCTGCAAATACTTTAGTCATCAATGCAGGTGCAGAAGTAATGAGTGCATTTACTTCAAGTTGTACTCTTGACATGGACTTTGCAGCAGGTGATGACATTATTGATGGTGCAGACATTACATCCACAGGCTTTTGTGCCGCAGGAACTAATGGTCAAACCAACACTATTGTCGGAAGTGGAGCTTCAACTTATACTCAATTCGTAACTACTACAGATACGATTGATGCTAAGATTGACGGTGCCGCTCCAGCTACAGGAAGACTTAGAATGTATGCCACTGTTATTGATTTAGCAGGTCATGGCTTAGATGATAAGCCTGATGAGGTCGATAGAGACCAACTCGCTTAAATTTTTTATAGAGGGCTGCTTTAGGGTAGCCCTTTATTTTAAGGACAATAATGGCTCAGACTTTTCTTACATTAACAAATAGTGTTTTATCTCGTATGAATGAAGTTGAATTAACTTCAGCTACTTTTGCTACATCTAGAGGTATACAAACACAAGCTAAGAATGCAATTAATGAGACAATAAGATATATTAATCAAAAAGAGTTTAGCTATCCATTTAATCATGCAACTAATACTGAAACGTTAGTTCCAGGGACAGTAAAATATACTTTACCTGCATCAACAAAGCATGTAGATTATAATACTGCTAGAATCGTCAAGGATTCTACATTAGGTACATCTGGAGTAAACTTAAGCACTTTATCTTATAATGAATACATTGCTAATAATGTAGAACAAGAAGATGAGATAGAGACAACTACTACAAGTACCACACATACCGATAGTGTAACAACTATAACTGTAGCCAGTACATCTGGCTTTTCTGCTTCTGGCACGTTACACATTGCGAATGAACAAATAACTTATACTGCTATAGGCTCCAGTACAACATTCACAGGATGCACTAGAGGGGCAAATAGCACAACAGCGGCTTCCATAGCTAGTGGAGTTCAAGTAGCACAATTTGATAATGGAGGAGTGCCCTCACATATTGTAAGAACATTAGATAACAATTACATTCTGTATCCTTTTCCAAATAAAACATACACATTAAAATTTGATTACTTTACTTTCCCAAGTGCTTTATCTGCTTATGATGACACAACAACAATACCCGACAGGTTCGCCCCAGTGATAGTAGACGGAGCAACAGCGTACACTTATCAGTACCGTGGAGAAATAGAACAATATCAATTAAACTTTGCTAGATTTGAACAAGGCATAAAGAATATGCAAACACTACTTGTTAATAAATATGAGTATGTAAGGTCAACAGTAATATTAAAACCAACAAGCATGGCAGGATATTTTAGTACCGAAACGACAACGTAATGGCAGACTTATCAAGAGTACAACCTACTGCATTTGTATGCGAAGGAGGCTTAATAGCCAACCGTTCTACATTCATCATGCAACCAGGTCAAGCCTTACAGCTAGAGAACTTTGAGCCTGATATCGAAGGTGGATACAAAAGAATTAGAGGCTACCAAAGACATGTAAGACATGTTGTACCTCAGACTTCTTCTTCTGATGAAGCAGTTTTATTAACAACAACCTTTGCTGATAAGGTTATTGCTGCTAGAGGAGAAAAGATATTTAGTTCTGCTACTACATCTTTAGGTGTAGCAGCATCAAATGCTATAACAGCAGATGCTACTATGTCAGGTTCAGGTGTTATAACCGTTATAAGCACTACAGGATTTAGTTCAAGTGGTACATTACAGATAGATGATGAGCAGTTTACCTATACAGGTATCACATCTACAACCTTTACAGGTGTGACAAGGGCAACAAGCAGTACAACAGCTGCAGCTCATGCTTCAAGTTCTGATGCATCAAGAACAGTTGTATCAGAGAGTTGGACAGAAAGAGACTCAGGCAGAACAAGTGCTGATAAGTATTCGTTAGAAAGATTTAACTTTGATGGGAACGATAAGTTAATTTTGGTAGATGGGACAAATGCTCCTGTAGTATTTAACACATCTTTATCAACTACAGATGTAAGTGCAAGTTCCGTAGCAGGGGCAAGTATAGTTACATCATTTAGAGAGCATATGTTTTATGCAGGTATGTCTAGCACTCCTCAAGAGGTAGTATTTAGTCAACCATTTGATGAAGATGCATTTAGTAGTGGTTCAGGTGCAGGCAGTTTCAAAGTTGATGATACTGTTGTAGGACTTAAAGTATTTAGAGATAGCTTATTTGTATTCTGCGAGAATAGAATATTTAAGTTAACAGGTAGTTCAAGTGCAAACTTTGTTGTAACTCCAGTAACAAGAGACATAGGTTGTATAAATGGTAAGACTATTCAGGAATTTGCTGGTGACCTTATCTTCCTTGGTCCTGATGGGTTGCGTACAGTTGCAGGTACAGCAAGGATTGGTGACGTTGAACTTGGAACTATAAGTTCTAATGTTCAATCTTTGTTTGATGAAAACATAGCTAACGCTACAGCTTTTAATTCAATAGTTATACCTGAGAAAACACAATATAGATTGTTCTTTTCTAAAGATGCAGGTTCTGAAAGTTTAACCGAAGGTATCATATGTGTTTTAAAGGGTGGCTCAGGTGGACAACAAAGCTATGAGTACTCAAGAATAAAAGGAATAAAACCTGCTTGCACAGACACTTTTATTACAGCTGGAGATGTATTAGCATTACATGGAGGCTTTGACGGGTATGTATATAGACAAGAAGAAGGTTCTACGTTTGATGGCACTGCTATTAATGGTAAATATCGTAGTCCAGACTTAACATTTGATGACCCAGGCATACGTAAACATATGCAGAAAGTCATAGTAAACTACAAACCTGAATCAACGATTAACGCTAATTTGTTTGTAAGGTACGATTACGAATCATCAGAGTCCGCAAGACCTGCATCATATCCGTTGAACTCTGAAGATATAGCGGGTATTTATGGAATATCAACATATGGTAATCCTACTTATGGTGGTCCTTCACAGCCATTGTTAAGACAATCAGTTGAAGGTTCAGGATTTGCTGTAGCATTGAGGGTAAATGATAATGGTTCTACACCAGCATATTCACTTAAAGGATTTCAGTTGGAATATCAATTAGGAGCTAGAAGGTAAATGGGAGCAACGTACACAAGACAGTCATCATATTCAGATGGCGACGTAATACAAGCAGCCGATACCAATAATGAATTTGACCAATTAGTTGCAGCTTTTGCGGCTAGTTCAGGACATACTCACGATGGTACAACTGCTGAAGGCGGACCTATTACCAAACTACTAGGTAATTCACTTACACTTGGAGCAGGTACAGCAGGTACAGACATAACAGTTACATTCGATGGTGAAAGTAACGATGGTGTATTATTATGGAAAGAAGACGAGGATTATTTTGAGTTTAGTGACGACATACTTGTTGCTTCTACAGAGAAGTTACAATTCAGAGATACAGCAATATACATCAATTCCAGTGCCGATGGACAACTCGACCTCGTAGCTGATACAGAGATACAGATAGCAGCCACTACCATAGATATAAATGGTAATGCTGATATATCAGGTAACTTAGGTATAGGTGGTAACTTAACTGTTACAGGCACAACTACATTTAATGGTGGAACACTTACTCTTGGTGACGCTGATACTGATAACATTGTATTTGGTGGTGAGGTAGATTCTAACATTATACCTGACGATGATAACGCATATGACTTGGGTTCTTCTAGTAAAGAGTGGAAAGATATATACATTGATGGTGTTGCGTACTTAGATGCAATAAACTTTAATGGCACAGCAATTACATCAACCGCTGCAGAAATAAACGTAATTGATGGTGATACAAGTGCTACATCAACAACAGTAGCAGATGCAGACAGAGTTGTACTTAATGATAATGGTACAATGAAGCAAGTAGCAGTCACGGACTTGTCTGCTTACTTTGACGATGAAATAACTGCAATGCCCAACCTTGTAACTACTGCAGCTACAACAGTAGGTGCGTTAAATTCTGGTAGTATTACAAGTGGTTTTGGAAC